AATTTATACAATATTGTTTTAGACCAAACAACAAATACCCCAACACCAAACACAAACATGAACGTTGGGTTTTACCCTCAATTAATTGACGACTTTAATGTATTTTTACAAGGGACAAAATTACTCACAGGGTCAAGTTTAGTACAAGGTGTTTGTTCAATAAGCGGTTCTGTGATGAATGTATCTACTGTAAGTAGTAATAATTTATTCATTGGTGCAATTATAACTGGTTTGGGTATACTACCAAACACAACAATTTTGAGTCAGATAGCAGGAACTACAGGTGGTATAGGTCAATATGTTGTTTCATTATCACAAAGTGCTTCGACCACACCATTTACAGTACAAAATTTAATTGTTAATGGACCGAGTTCCGTAGACATACAACAGTTGATAAATGATGATATTTTACTTCTATTTAATAATAGTACCGCAAACATAGAAGGATCCATTGGATTTGACCCTAACAATTTGACCAGAACTTTAACACTAAGAACTTGGTCAGTTTTAGTCAAATCACAAAAAACCGATAACTATTTTGTATTCCCATCATTTGGTTATGATCAGAACCAAACGTATTCTGAATGTTTCAAAAACGGGTCTATGAGAATTGAATTATCACAAAACCCCGCAGTCTTCAATGGGTCGGTAAGATTATTTTGGAATGCACCAACTTACGGATATTACAACAACTCTTTTGTCGTTAAAAACAATCCTGACACGTATTTAAAAAACATATTGAACAACTCGAACACCCAACAAAATTTCTTGATCTCAGGACAAAAAAGTGATTATTCTTATTTGGACGATATGTTTAGCGCTTTTGATAAGAATGTTTTAGATTTGTTTGAACTTCAATTTCTGAACTTCAGTAAATCAATTTATGATTATACCGACTTGATTCCACCAACATTACAAAATAATTTGGCGGATCTTTCTCAACCAAACTTACAAAATCTAAGTAGTACTGAAACTCCAAGCGAACAATATTATAAAAACTTCCAAGGGTTGATGAGAGAATTGTTAAAGATAAGAAATCCAATAAAAACTTCTCCAAAGGAAACACTCAATGATGTAATATCAGCACAAAACCAAGTTTTCCAAACCGTACTAAAAAACTTTTTAGAATACGATGTTGTTTTTAAATACGGAAACCCTTCAGGATTTGACAGAAAAACATTTTTCACTTTTTCGACTCAATTTATTGAGGAACCTATAGTGTTGGATCAATACATAAAAGGTAATCTACCTGGTGACGGAACCGTTCCGAACTTATCTTTGGCAAATTCAAAAACACAAAATCCTGATGTTTGGAAAGCTCTTGAAACATATGTAGGTTTTTCTAAAATACCACAGTTAGAATATACAAATAGTGGGTCTTATATTACTGATTTCTTTATTGATATGAATGTTGGATTTAACGAAAAAAATGTTAAAGATTTTGCACCAATTATTAAAATATTTGCCACTCAAAAACTTTTGGACCCAAACATAGATATAACATCTTTTTATTCGGGTATGGATAATTACCTATTGGCATCAAAAGAATATCTTAATAATGTCATAAGTGTTTTAATGCCAACAGTCAGAAATACTTTACCAACAGTAATCATCAGTCCACAAGAAGGTTCGGTACGTGCAGACTTAGAAGCAGGTTTTACAGAACAGACAAGAACTGAATTGTGGGAAATGTTCAAGGCTTTGAACGACACATGGATTTCTGGTTACGACTTTTCGAACAAAACATTGTTTGAAGATGTTCTTTTAATGGACAGAGCCTCAAGAGATATTGGAGACAAAATATTAGTAGACATATTTGAGGTTAAAGAATTGATTGAAGACGGGGCTTATAAAAACACTCTTTTAGGTATGATAGAAACTATACTTAAGAACAATAATTTTGTAACATACATGTTACCTTCTTATATTAATTTTTATAATGTACAGGACGCACAACTTAACCCAACACCGAGATTTGAAGGTACCACTGAATTTGCAAGAAATTTGTTTGGTACATATCTAAATGTGGATTACCGAGACAGTTCACCAAAATACGTTTGTGTTTACGCTAACAAACCAAGTGAACATTTGGCGATGAATGAAAATGTTGATTATAGATATAGAGATGACGCTTTTGATCTAAGAAGGGCTAGTGACAACCCATTAGTTGAGAGTCAAGAAAATAAAACAGATTGGGCCAGATCGAATAAACTTGTTGGGTTTAATGTCGACATGACACTACAAAACCAACAAATATTTAAACAATTTGACGTGGCTCAAGATCCTGGAAAACCAACGTCTGAATCATTGGAAGTTTTGAACCAATTAGCCAATCTTTCTAAAAATAGAAGAAGCTCAACACAAAACGTTTCATTATACAATCTATACAAAAATAGAAGTTACAGATGTTCCGTTGATATGATGGGAAATGCGTTGATACAACCAACAATGTATTTTAATGTTAGAAACATACCGATGTTTTCGGGTCCTTACATGATAACAACTGTGAGACATAGAATTAGTGAAAATGGATTTGATACATTCTTCGAAGGAATTAGACAACCTTTTTATTCTTTACCTAAGATAGATAATTTTATACAGTCACTCAATCAAAACATATTGAAAAGTATACAACAAACCATACAACAAAATGAAACAAAAAAATTATCAGATCCAGCAACCATAGAACAAGAAAAGGCAAACGTGTTGTCAAACGTTGTTGCAGAAGACAAATTAACATCAAATCAAGATTGTAATTCGGAAATTAACCCGAAATATCTTGGATTTACGCAAACCGAATTTCCTGCAGTGACAAGAACTACATTCAAACAAATGCAAACAAGTATAGGTACATTCTTAGTTAGTAAAAACTATACGGGTGACAGTCTTAAACAATACACTAGTTTATTATTTTCTTTCCTATATGTTGATTCATCCACAAACACAGGATTTGAGACTTATGAAAATAACTATAGTACTATAGATTTAAGACAATACTTCACAAACTACTCCAACTATTTCAACAAAAAATATTATTGTATAAACAGAGGTCAAAATGTTAACTTTCCAATAGTTAGTTTCATCGATTTTGCTTTTAATAAAGTTAGTGGATTGATACAAAATACAACTCCGTCAAGTACACTAGCCGAATATTTTGCAGAACTTTATGTGACAAAATACCCTGTACCAAGAGATCCAAAAGTTTGGACTGAAATGACTAATGAAGATAAAGCGATACTTGTTGCGAAATTTAATGATGCGATTAGAGTTTACAGATCATTATAAATGTGAAATGAAACTTTTTTTACAAAACTTTATATTTATTATAAAAACAACACAAGATGAATGTAAAACTTATATTAGATAATTATTTGGGTAAAAACACCCGAGTAAGTGAAAAAGACAAAGGAAACGGATATAAAGAAGTCTGTGATTTGGACACTGGAGATTGTTACACAGTTAGAATGAAAGATGGGTTGATTGAAAGAGTAGACAATACCATGAAAACCTTCAGAAAAATTCAAGTAGAAACCAACAATGGTATAAAAACATTATTAAACGGGTAAAATGGCAATTGATAAGAAAATTCTCCAAGAGATACAACGATATAGATCCATTACAAATTATATCAACGAACAAGGTGTTGAAGCTTTAGCCCCACCACCAGCACCAGACGACGCCGCTGGAGCAATACTACCGGCAGGTGATGCGGCAACGGGAGCACCACCGGCAGAAGGGGCATTACCACCGCCACCTGTACCACCATCTACAGGAGACACTCCCGAAATAGTTGATGTATCACAAGACGATGAAGTTGAAGAAATTGGTGCGGAGGGAAAAGAAGGTGATGAAGAAGTTGAAGAGGTAGATATTACCGATTTAATCGATACTCAAAAATCTATGTCAGATAAACAAGAAGAGTACTTCAACAATCTATTTAGTCAATTAGAAACTCTACAAAGTAAACTTGGAGAAATGGATCAATTAGTTCAAAAATTAGACTCGCTTGAGGCCAAAGTTGAAAAATACAAACCCAAGACTCCCGAAGAAAAACTTGAACTCAGAACTCTAGACTCTGGACCATTCAAACAAAAACTTTCAGACTTTTTTGATGATAAAAAAATTGAGATGGAAAAATCAGGTAAAAATGAATACGTTTTAACTTCTGATGAGATTGATAACTATAGTCCTTCTGAAGTAGCGAAATCTTTTGACAAAGGTATAGAACCTTTTGACCCTGAAATATATTATAAATAATGATTAAGGTCGATTAATTCAACCTTGATTTTTTTTGGCGACACTATTTGACTATAACTTTTTATACACTTATAATTTTAACATAAACCTTTAATTTTTATTTACACATGGCGACAAATTCATTAGACGCAGTACTTGCACAGTACGAAAAATCAACTCAGAACAGCGCTTCGAGCGGTTCTAAAATGTCTCAAGAAGACCGAATGAAAAAATATTTCGCGGCTCTTTTGAAAGACAATGAAAAACAAGGACAGAGACGAGTACGTATTCTTCCTACAACTGACGGATCTTCACCGTTCAAAGAAGTATGGTTCCACGAAATCCTTGTGGACGGTAAATACCAAAAATTTTACGATCCAGGAAAAAATGATAATGAACGTTCACCGTTGAATGAAGTTTATGAAGAACTTATGTCAACAGGTCGTGAGGCGGATAAAGAACTTGCAAAACAATACAAAGCTCGTAAGTTTTATATTGTTAAAGTTGTTGATCGCGATAACGAACAAGACGGAGTTAAATTTTGGCGTTTCAAACACAATTACAAACAAGAAGGAATCCTTGATAAAATTATTCCGATTTGGAAAGCAAAAGGTGACATCACAGATTCTGATACAGGACGTGATTTGATTCTTGAATTAACCAAGGCAAAAACTCCAAAAGGAGCTTTTTATACAGTAATCCAAACAGTAATGTATGATGATCCATCTGCAATCTCTCAAGATAAAAATCAAATGTCTGAATGGGTTTCTGATGAGTTGACTTGGGAAGACGTATATTCTAAAAAACCTGTCGAGTATCTCGAAGCAATTGCAAGAGGAGAAACCCCGCGTTGGGATTCTGAAAAAGGAGGATACGTTTACTCAAATGATGAAACATCTGAAGTTTCTATGGGAGGATCACCAAAAGCAGAACGTAAGTCAATCAACGAAGTTGCAGACCCACAAGCCAATGATGAGGTCGATGAAGAATTACCATTTTAATTTTTAAATATGGGGGTCACTGACCCCCATTTATTTTTACCATGAAAAAAGTACTGTGTTTTACACCAAGTTATAACAGATATAAAATGTTACGAGGATCAATTCTTGACATCAAAAATCAAAGTTATAAAAATATCTGTCACTCTATTAATGTTTGTTTGGATCATAACTCAAAATTAGATTTGATTCCAAAGGTATTTGACGATTTAATTGATGAATGTTTAGTTGTTAGTTATCACAGAAATGAACACCAACATACAAATCACATTAAGGCAATTCTTGAGGTTGATGGTTGGGAAGAATATGATATT